GGCATACCCTAAATACTCAGGTCATGGAAGAAATGAAAGAACCAAATTAGTTTCTAAGAAAATTATAATGTTAAGGAAAGAAGGTAAGCCGCAGAAACAATCTGTAGCAATAGCTTTAAACACTTATCCTAAAAGAAAGAAGTTGCCACTAGCATGAAAGATAACAGCGAACTAAATCTTGAAATAGAATTAATTAAAAAAGATATAAATGATATAAAAAACAATCATTTAGCACATATAGAAACAGATATGAGAGATGTTAAGATAGAGGTCTTTAGATTCAAATATGCGATCTGGGGAGCTTTAGTTATATTTATTTTAATGACAGACAAATTTACACAACTATTGAGGTTATTATAATGTACGGAAATAAACCAATGAAAAAGAAAAAGAAAAAGGGTAAATGTTAATGGCTAAAGGAACTAAACACTACTTCAAAACAGGCAAAGAGTTTAAAGGTAATGTTCATAAAATGCCTAATGGTCAACTACATTCAGGAAAATCACATGGCAAAACTTCTAAACAAGTTGTTCATTTTAATGACTTGTCAATGAGAGCAAAAAAGTTAGCTAAAAAATAAAGAGGAGAACTGATGGCTAAGACTGGATTATACGCAAACATAAATAAAAGGAAGAAAGCAGGTACAAGTAGAAGTAAGAAAAAATCTACTATAACAGACACAGCATATGCAAATATGAAAGCTGGTTTTCCTAAAAACAAAAAGAAGAAGAAGGGATAATTTGTCTAAATTTGATATAAAGTCAGAACTAACAAAAACAGAATTACAACAACTAATGTTGAAATATCGACTTTCAATAAACGAGGTATGCTTGAAAACATCTATTCCTAGGAATGATATTCAAGGTTATCTTAGTGGGAGAAAAACTATAACCACAGACTTTGTGGATAGAATCAACCAAATAGGAGAAGACAATGGTAGACAAAGATAATCAAATTAAAGAAGGGCAAGATGCCGAAAGGTTACTTAAAGATCCTTTATTAATAAAATCTTATGAAGTAATCCAAAATGATATTTTTCAACAATGGATTAGAACAGAAATGGAAGAATCTGGTAAAAGAGAATCTTTATATTTTTCACTTCGAGGTGTACTTACAGCACAAAATGTACTTGTAAATACAATGGAAAATGGCAAAATAGTTGAAAATGAATTAAGGGGAGGTAAATAATCATGGCAAAAGATGATATCCCTACACAAGATTCTAAGTTCGGTGGCACACCTGTTACAGATGTGAGATCGGCTCAGGAAGCACTTCAAGGTATGATGGGCACTCCAAGTGAGCAAAGTTCAGAAGACCAAGAAGAAATAGAAACAACGGAAGAAGTTTCTACACAGGACACGGAGTCCGAATCAGTTGAAGTTGAAGCAAGTAATCCTGATGGATTATCTGCTGAAGACTTAGTAGACCAAGACCAAGTAGAAGGAAACGAGGAACTTGATACATACACTGTCAAAGTTGATGGTAAAGATGTTCAAGTCACCCAGGAAGAACTTTTAGCTGGTTACAGTAGACAAGCTGATTACACAAGAAAAAGTCAAGTATTGTCCGAACAAAGGCAAAAAGCTGATTCAGAATTAGCAGCCACTCAACAAGAAAGACAGCGTTACTTATCACAACTTGAACAATTTAACACTCAGGCAGATTCTAAAATAAATGAACTTGCAAAAACTGATTGGACACAACTCAAGGAAGAAGACCCAACTGAATATATGTTGAAAAGAGATCAATATAGAGAACTTCAGGAAAATAAAAGAACAGTTGAAGATGAACAGAAAGACCTTCAGCTTAAATCACAACAAGAAAATCAAGCTAAGTGGCAAGAAGAACTTGGCAGACAGCAAGAAATTATGGTTCAAAGACTACCTGAATGGACTGATCCTAATAAAGGCCCAAAACTTAAACAAAATATAAAAAGTTTTGCAGTTAAAAAAGGATTTACCGAACAGGAAGTTAGTAGCTTAATTGATGCAAGGTCTGTAGATGTTCTACACAAAGCTATGTTGTATGAAAATCTTTTAGCAGCTAAGATTTCTGGAAAGAAAACTAAAGTTGTACCTAAAGTTACTAGACCTGGTTCTCCAGCATCTAAAGGTGAAATCTCTGGTGATAAAGTTAAAGCACAAAGAGCAAGACTAAGGAAGTCAGGACATATCAATGATGCTTCAAGCCTTATTGAAAGTCTTATGACCAAATAGTCTAATACTATAACTTTTTTATAAAGGTAATCAAAAATGGCAATTTATACAAATGCGTATGAAACCTTCGATTCTGCTGACAGAAGAGAAGACTTGGCGAATGTTATTTATAACATCTCACCAACAGACACTCCATTTATGTCTTCTATTGGAACTGGTTCAGCTTCCTCTACACTACATGAATGGCAAACAGATGCGTTGGCGGCAGCAGCTACCAATGTTGTAATGGAGGGCGATAATGTTCCTTCAAGGGCTTTAGTAGCTACTTCTAAATTACTTAACTATTCTCAGATTTCTACGAAACCTGTTGTAGTTACTGGTACTCAAGAAGTAATTAACAAAGCTGGAATGACATCAGAGATGGCTTATCAAATAGCTAAAGCTGGTAAAGAACTAAAAAGAGATATGGAGTTTGACTTAACAGGTGTTAATGTTGCAACTGTTGGTTCATCAGGCACAGGTCGTAGACTTAGAGGATACGAAGCTTGGTGTGTTACTAACGACTCTCATGGAGCTGGTGGTGCTACAAATGGTTCAACGGGTGCAGTTACAGATGGGACTCAAAGAGTTTTAACTGAAGCATTAGTTAAATCAAATCTTAAAGCTTGTTACGATGAAGGTGGTAATCCTGACCTATTGTTAGTTGGTTCATTCAACAAACAAAAAGTATCAGGTTTCACTGGAAACTCTACTCGTATGGACATGGCAGAAGATAAAAGCTTAGTTGCGACTATCGATGTTTATGTTTCTGACTTCGGTGAAGTTAGAGTAGTAGCTGATAGAATCTTGAGAAGTTCTGGAAGGACAACTATGATAGTGGACACAGAAATGTGGCATACTGCTATGTTAAGACCTTTCACAGTTCAAGACTTAGCAAAAACTGGTGACAGTGAAGTTAAACAATTAATAGTTGAGTATACTCTCGTTTCTAAAAACGAAAAAGCTTCAGCTAAAATTGCTGACTGCACAACAGCATAATTTAACTTTCCTCACAGTTAGTTATAGGGTGGGGTTTTACACTCCAATGTTTTTCCCCACCCACCCAGATACATTAATGATGACCTTGAAGAACAGTATCGCTTCGGAACGAGGGTTATTAATACGGAGAATATTTAATGAGAACATTAAATGATTATTTTTTAAAAGGCGAAATAGCTACACTTTCTACGGCTGCTAGTTCTTTTGTAGTTGTTCCAGATGGTGGAAGAATTATAAAGATCACAGCTATGGGTAGAGGAACTATTGCTACAGCACCTGCTGTATTATCTTTTGAGATTGGTGGTGTTGTTGTAACTGGTGGTGGGATTTCATTCACACATACTAGCTCAGTAAACGGAACTACTTTTTCATCTGAACCTACAGCATTAAATGTTGTTGAAGAAGGTGGAACAATCGAAATGATTACTAGTGGTGCATCTACAAATGCTGTACTAGCTGAAATAACATTTTGGATTAGGAGATAAGAATGAGCAACTGGAGCTACGGACAACGAGTTATAAAGAATCACACGATTACTGTAACTCAAACAGGCACAAACAGAACAGATGCTTTTAGTGCAGGAGTTACTTATGTAAGAGTTACTTCTAGTGCTACAGAAGTATTTGTTGATTTTGGAAAAGCTAGTACATCGGCAGTAGCTACTGGCATACGCTTAGTCGCTAATGAACCTAAAGTGTTTAAGATAGACAATGCTGACAAGCTGTCTTGTATTGCAGCAGCAGGTTCACCGATAGTTTACATTGAGGAGCTTAGTGAGTAATGAGTAGAAGATTAGGAGATGGACAAACATTTCATTTTCATTCTGCTGATGGCACTGGAGCTATACAACATAAGTCGGAAGACTTAACAAAGCTACTCGACCAAAACAAAAGATTGCAACAAGAAGACCATCATATAAAAGATGAACTTCGATTATCTGCTAGGATTCCTGTTACAATTTACTATGAATGGAAGAACAAGTTTGGCGTAGATTTATATGATAAGAATCACGCACCAGCAGTTAGGAAATTATTAAACAGTCCTGACTATAGATATTTAAAAACAACATCTAGGGTAATCTAATGCCAAGATATCAATTTAAAAAAGATAGAACACCAAAAACAAAAGGTTCTTTAAAAGATTTTGACAACATTCCTCTTGGATTATTGGGAAGATCTGCATTAGCTCCTATGATTATAATGAAATTTGCAGACGAAAGAAATAAAATTAGAGCACCAAAAAACAAAAGGAATAAACCCAAATTTAAATAAATGAGGACATAATGGCAATATCAACATATGCAGAACTAAAAACATCTATAGCTTCTTGGCTAGATAGAAGTGATTTAACTGATGTTATCCCTGACTTTATTGCTTTAGCTGAAACAAGGCATAAAAGAGATTTTAAGATCAGAAGAATGGAAACTAGAGTAACAGCTAATACAATTTCAGGAACAGAGTATTATTCTCTACCTGATGATTATATAGCTATGCGTAATATTAAATTAAATTCTGATCCTAAAACTTCATTAGAATATTTAACGCCTGAAATTATGGACAGACTTAATGCTGGAAGTAGCACAGGTATGCCTAAAGCCTATTCAATAAAAGGCAACACTATACAGCTTAGACCTTTGCCTGACGGGGTTTACGAAATAGAAATATCTTATTACAAAACATTCGCAGCTTTATCAGATTCAAAT